GTATTAGCTATCTTTAATGACATAGCTCTACCTCTAGCACGTGTATCTACTTTATCAGTAGATGATGTAATTGTAAAGGGGCCAAGTGGTGAACCTGAATATGAATCATTAGAATAATTACGTAATTGTAGTGTTACTTGTGTATCTCCAGTTTGTGATAAAAAGTCAGGAATAAATCTTCTAACTTTCATAATATATTCACCATCACCTCTTAAATCAGGCATTCCTGTAGACTGACCTGTAATACCTCTTCTTGCAGATATATCAAAGTCTCCGGATTCAATATTAGATGTGATTGGAGTTACACTGGCTCCTTGAACCTGATCAATTCCTTTTTCATGCTCATAGTAAATAGTTGATCCATCTGTATTACCAACAACGTCATAGGATGCATCATCTCCTGCATTATAATAAGTAGCATGTGGTAGTCCAAATACAGATGAATCTACCCAAGTAGTTCTAGCTAAACTTCCTGTAGTCCAAATAGGTCTTTGTGAAGTTGATTCCATATAATTATAGGTAACACATCTATCAACAACCGTAGATCCTGAAGAACAATAGAACCAAGTTATTTCTCCATACAAATTATTTAATCCAGCATTAATTAATTGTGACGCTGTAGTATTTAAATCATTAAATACATAATCTTCCACTAAACAAACCATAGTTTCAAGACCTCCTCTATATCTAAAGAAGCCGTTTTCTGAAAACCAATAAGCTGCACCATCAACTTCTATTGCTGCACTTTCACCAATCAATCCACAGTTTGTACCTACTTGAGTAAACCCAAAAGTAAATGGAGCACCAACAAAACGCATTATAAATAAAGATGTATCAGTCCAAACATAAATAGCATCTCTACCTCTAACAGCTCCTACAATTCTTGATCCATCTGATAGTCTTTGTGTACCTGCTGTATTAACAGAAGTTGGAGCATATGTATTAATATCTTCTTGATTAGAAAATCTTATAAACATTAAATCTTGTGTAGTCGGATCACCAATAGTTGTTTCAGTACCAAAGAATACTAAGTGTCTATCCGGCGTAGATACTAACATTTCTCTAGATGCAGTTGGTGCACCTGCTATAATAGTTGCTCTAGTATTTACAGCACCTGCTGCATTTGAATCCCATTCAAAACATGCGCTATCGTGAATTAGTGCAATTACTTTTGTACCAAAATTATCAATAGACCATAAACCTGGATCAACTACAAAGTCTCCTGATGCTGCTTCACCCCATCCAATATAATCAGATGTATTTGTAACAGTATCTCCACTAGTATGAGAAGCTGCTGTTGTTCCTCTAACTCCTCTTGTTACACCGGTTAAGGTATTACCAGTAATACCTGTGTATGAAATTTCTTCACTATTAATTTGTACGTAGTTAATTCCTGAAGTCGGAAACAAAGAAGCGTCAGTTAATACAATTGTAGTTGTTACAGCATTGATGTTTCCATTTAAAGTCGTTAGAGCTTCTCCAGATACTGTTCCACCCCATTGACCTAATCCATAACCAAATCCAGGTAACTGTTGAGCAGGTCCAACTGACCAATAATGTTGTACTCTAATACCGCCTGATGTAGTTGCACCTGCACCTGTTTCAGCTGTGGGCATTGTAATAGTTATTGTTGTAGATGATGGCACAGATGTAACCATAAATTTTTTATCATCAAAATCTGCTGCCGTATAATCTGATCCAGTAATCGTAGTAAAGTTATCTAAAAGAACAATATCGTTTGCAATAATCCCGTGATCTGAACTAAATGTAATTGTAACAGATGCTGAACCATTTGTTGTACTAAACGCATTAGTTAAAGTGTTGGTAGATTTAATTGGATGTATATCATAGAACACACCTCCAGTGTAAGCATATAAAATTCTGTTTGTTCCAATGATTGCGTATTTAGTTCCAATATTATTAACTAAATGATGCAGGGCTCTGGCTGCACCTGTTAGTTTATTCTCACCTAACTGTGCCCAGCCACCTATTTTTTCAGGTGTACCATAACGAAATCTTACATTATCCCCATCAACCCATTGTCCTTCAGCTGTGGTTTCTGTAATCTGTTTATTGAATCCTGGTTGAAAGCCTATCTTTTGTAACATAATAACCTTGTAATTTTGTAAATAGTATCATAAAATATCAATTTATGAAAGAAATTGCAACAATACCTCTGTTCGCTACACCTCTTACAATCTATGAAATTGAACATGTAAATCAGGATAAAATAGAGGAAACTTTAAAATCTGTCAAATATAAAGGTATAGATAAATTACCTAATCACAGCTCTATCAGTGAAAGTCTAAATATTTTAAATAACCACGAAAATTTAAAAGGTTTAAAAGTTAAAATAGAACAAGCCATAGATAACTTCTCACAAAAAATCATTGGAAACAAAGAAACAAAATTGTCTTTAACAACTTCTTGGGCTACTAAAACTGAACCTGGTGAATCTTCCGATACTCACAAACATTCTAATAATATGTTTTCTGCTGTTTATTATAATTATAAAAGTAGTCCTATAAGATTTTTTAAGTACAATAATGAAACCAATATGGAAATATCTCCTGAAAAGTATACTGTTTATAATTCTAATTATTGGGACATAACACCTTTAGATAGATTTTTAGTAGTTTTTCCATCTTATCTAAGACACTCCATACTTCGTAATAAAAATAAAAATACTAGATATTCTATAGCTTGTAACTTTCATCCAACAGGAGATTATGGAAGAGGGGATAGTAGTTTATTTGGTCTTACGTTTAAAAGTGTCTGGTAAACCAATAAACTCTCTACCATCAAACTCATTTTTTTCTGACCAATCTGAACCTATATTATTATAATGTAAAAAAACTTGTGTGCATATATCTCCATCAAAGATCTCTCTCCAATGTTCTAGATCATACCCTTTATAAATAAGCATGTCACCAGGATTTAAATCTACTTTAATACCAGGGTGTGCTTTTTCTGTTATTATTTTACTGTTTGATTCTGTAATATATTCAATATTATCTTCACCAGTTGGGTCAATATATATGGGCCACATGTCTCCACCTAAATTCATAGTAGTAGATATCTCACAACTAGGTCTATCTTTGTGTCTAGTTAAAGCATTTCCTTTGTAATATATTCTTGCGTAAGAATAAGTAGGAACTAAATTTAAACCAGTTTCATCTTGCATTTTTTTCTGCATATCTATTAAGAGAGTTTCCATAACTATGTCAGCATAGTGTGCATAAGAGTTTGGAACTTGAGGATCATTAAATGTACCCATAAAAGTTATGTATGGAGAAACAGTTTTTTTCTCTAACATTCTTTTAAATACCTTAGCTTTCAATGTAAAATATCTATGACAGAATTGTGCTAACTCAGGTGATATAGCATTTCTAATTATTTGATAACCTTTTTCTTTAAAACTCATATTAAAAATTAAATGCTATTGATATCCTTTCTCCGTCTTTTTGTAAAGGCGATACCATATGTCTTAGATAAGATCTAAAAACAAGTAAACAATTTTCTTTCATATCTTTTACATGATAAGTTTCTGCATTTATATCACATATTTCTAAATTTTTTAATGGTAACATATCTGGTAAAGGGTTTTCAAAAGTTACTACTGGACAAGGTTCAGGTGTCTGTAAAACAAATATAGCACTAAAATGACTATTTGAATGATAATGATATTCTTGGTAATCACCTTTTTTATATATGTTAAACCAAGAATTACCACATGTGTAATTATAACTTGATCTTAATTCTTTAGCATACAAATTAACTTTATCTGTCACTATATCTATTAAATTTTTAAACTTAGGGTTATTTTTTAATTCATAGGTTCCTAAAGTATTATAAGTATTGCAATTCCAATTATCGCCACCTGTTTTAATTTGTTTTTGAATATCTTTACACTCTGTAATCATCTCTTCTAAATATTCTTTTGAAACTAAAGAATTAGAAGAAAACAAAGTATTTGTAAATATTCTTTGGATGTGATTCATATTAAAATATTTTACCTTTCTGCCACTCCCAAATAAAAGGTGACATTTTTATTTTATTATATATTTCATATTCCATATGTAAATATTTTAATACTTCTTCTTTTTTAAAGTGTTCTTCTATATTGGGTCCTTTATTAAGATAAAACGATTTATTAAAATGTATTTTTAAAAACATTTTTAAATCAGATATATCTACATACCAGTTTATATAAGAATTTATTAAATACATACTTTGATAAGCAGTGTGACTAACATTACCTTTTTCTCTTGATAGTTTTTCATGATAGGTTGAAAACAATTTATCTAAAGAAATATCTGCTACACCTATATCTTGTCTTCCAATATCATAACAAAGACCTGCCATAAATCTTTCATAAGGATCTCTAATAACAGTCCAACAAACTTTATTAAAATTTCTTTTTTCAGAATATTCTGGTTGTAGGTGTTCAATTGTTTTTAAAACACTTGTACATGCATTTTTATGAATCAACAAATATTGAAAATTGTCTGTTTCGTAAAATTCTAAATTTTGAAAATACATTAAGATCCAAATTCCACCCAACCAGTGATTATATATTTGTCTTGTTTAGGGGGCAAACCTCTGTGAGGATGTGTAAAGTAAGCTGGCCAAATTGCTATCTTCCCTTGTTCTGGTTTTATTTTTAAATCTTGATCAGGAAAATAAGTTTCTCCTTCTTCGACAGTATTTAAATAAAGTATAAAAGCAAGTATTCTATTTCTTGTTTCTATTCTAGATAACTCACAATGAAGCACATGGTATCCTTCTCCTGGTTTTGTTTTTTGTAGTTTTGTATCATATATCCTGTGGCCCTGTATTGAATTTAACATAGTGTGTTTTTCAGCGTATCTAGGATAACAATCTCTCCAAAATATTTCTAAAAAGGCTTCGTCATAATATTTTAAGTTAATAGATTCATCTTGTATATGTTTACTGTCTCTTTTAAATCTTCTCATATCTTTGTCATATAGATTTAAATAATGATCACAAAATTCTTTTGAAAAAGCATTTTTAAAAATAGCTATATGATCAATTAATTTCATTTAAAAAATATCTGTAATGTTAATCTTTCTTCTGGAATATTGTAATTTAACAAAGTAGTTCCATGTCTGGTATTTCCTTTATTAATTATAAGTTTGTTAAACTCTGGTTTTTCAATATTTAATTTATTATCTTCCTGCCAAATATATAAACCACCCCAATCTATATCCCAATTTTTATTTAAGTAAATAGTACAGCCATATTCATAGTTACTATCATTGTGCATGGGTATATTACTTCCTCTTGTCCAAATATAAAAATGACCTACTATTTCTTTATTTTTAAATTTAGAATCTAGTTCTATAAATTTAGATTTTATGTAATTAAGTTCTTGTTCTTTTATTTCATAAGCTAAAACAAGTGAAGATCCTTTTACAATATTTTCTCCCCAATTAATATTAGACTTCCAAATAGGTTTATATTGTTGTGATTCTTTTATAATATTAGTTACTAAATTATAAATAAAAGACTCTTCTAAAAAATTATTTTTTGTAGTGATCATTTATAAGGTTGGCCTAGGCTCCAAATAACCAAAGAGTATCTGGTTCCTCTGGTTACTGGTTTTACTCTATGTCTTACAAAACTTGGAAAAACAACTAACGATCCTTGAGTTTTTATTTCTGTACAAGGTCTTACATTATGTTTTTTATCTGGTTCATCAGTGCCAAAATCAAATTCTAATTCTCCACCTTCATAATCTTCAGGTTTTGAAAGAACACATGTAGCAGATAGTTTTCTTATTTTTCCATTAAAATTTTGATTTTCTAAATCAAAATAAGGTTCATCCCAAGCATCATTGTGCCACCCATAATACTGATCTTTTTTGTATTTTGTAAATTGACAAGCTTCTGAATAATCCCATTGAAAATTCCAACCAGCATTTTTATTTGCTTGATGTATGTAGGGATGTATTTCGCTATATATCCATGGTTCACTCAACCATACTATATTAGAATCTCTTTTCTTTTTTAAGTCTTTTAATTGATCTTCCGATAATGGATTATTGTTATTTATTTTTTCTTGAAACCCACCTGTCAAAGCTATTTCTTCTTTTTTCTCATTACCATATTTAATTAAATCATTACAAAATGATTCAGGTAATGCTGATTGAAAATACCAATAATAATATTTAAGATTCATTCTTTATTGGTATATTATTATATTAATATAAAATTAAATCAAGACCATTGGTTTTGTTTCTTCCAATAAAATTGACCTTTTAAACTCCACACACCTGGACAAGCAAAACCTCCAGAAGGTTCTTTAATTAAAACTCTTCCGCTTCCGCCATTACCGCCATCACCGCCAGGAGAAAATTGTCCATCGCCTCCACCACCTGCTCCGTAGTTGGCTTGACCAGCTCCACCTTCTCCACCACCTTCGTTTGGTGCTCCATGTCCACCACCTCCTGGTGGTCTAAATCCAAATGGGTTATTAGATCCGTATTGACCTCCGCCAACTCCTCCGCCACAAAAAGTTAGACCGAAAGGAGAAAAAATAGGTGAGGGTGCATTACCAAATGTGCTTGGTATGGCTGCTCCGTTACCGCCTGCTCCGTTAGGTGGTCCTGAGCCAGCTGATCCAGCTCCTCCTCCACCACCTCGATAAGGCCCTGGTGTTCCCCCAGGATTTCCTAGAGGGCCGCCACTAGCGTTTCCTCCACCAGATCCAGTTGGTGCACTTCTACTACCACCTCCGCCAAAACTAGCTGATAAAGGAGATGAGGCACCTAAAGTTGTTGTCCCACCATCATTGCCATGTCCATTAGGTCTTGACCCAGATCCTCCAGCAGCGATCGTAATTGGAAAAGCTGATGCTGGTAAAGGGTGTGCTGGTGTAAAAGAAACTACTCCTGCTCCTCCAGCTTCTCCAATTCCTCCGCGTCCTGCTCCGCCGCCACCAACTAAAGCTACATCACAGTTAGCTGCTTTTGCATAAGTTAATTGAAAAGAAGGGTTTGTAGATGTAATATTATGAATTACTTCTGGTTGTTCTGTAGGCTCGTTAAGAACTCCCTTAACTCCACCATTAGTTCCACTTGGCATTATATTGTCTCCCAACTTTGAGTTGATGAATTCCACTCATAATTAATATTATTATCCCAAAAATCATAAGCTGTCCACTTTTGATTATCTTCATCCCAAGATGTTACATAAAATACACCTTTTGTTGGTAATTCTGTTATTGAACTAGAAGACCATGTCTCTGAACTAGAATCAAAATCCCAAAAGGAATTATCGTGTTTGATACCAATCCAAATACTTCTATTCCTATCCCATCTAATATCATATGATTTTTCATTTGAACCATCCATATAATTTAATACAGATGGAAAAGCCAAAGGAGCTTTCCAAGAATATTGTGCATTAGCACTGTCCCAATCATTAACAATATTTGTACCTCTAACCCAATCAGGATGTGGTTTTGGTAAAACCATTTGTACTGGAGGTATCCACTCATGATCATCGTTCAACGTCCATGATGAAAATGGTTTTTCGGCTATAAACACGTCATTTGTTGCATCATAAGTAAAACCTTTTCCTGCATAATTTTTTCTAAAATTTTTATTGTAAGACGTTTGTTTCCAATAAACAGGTTCATCTACACTTGCAGGAGTATTAGCTACCCATTGTTCTGCTTCAGTAGACAGGTCTCCACCATGAGCATCAATATCTTCATTAGAGAATACTAACACTCTAACTACTTCATTGTTTGATTGTTTTATTTCTGCAAAATGTGCCATTATTCCCATCTCCAATTTGTTGTATTAAAAGTCATACCATCCTGTGGAGGCTCTGGTGTAAATCCATCTTGTTCAGATAAATATAAACCTCCTACAACTGCTCTATGAATTCTATTGCTATTATCTTTAAAAGATTGTTTCCAATAAGTATCGGGGTAATTATTATCAAATTCGTTTTCTAATAACCAAGCATCATTAGGTACATTGTTTGAAACCCACGTTTCAGCTTCAGTAGATAAATCGCCACCATTAGCAGCTACATCTTTATCTGATACCGTAACTATTCTAATTACTTCGTTATTATCTGTTCTTATTTCTGCAAAAGTTGCCATGTTTAATCCGCCCATTTATTTTGTTTTCTGTAATCTAAAACATCATTCATAGACCACACTCCAGAACTTACATAAACACAATCTGGTTCTCTTGTAATTACAACTCCATCTCCACCATAACGAGTATAGCTAGGTGTAGGTTGAAGAGGGCCTGCAGCACCACCAGCGCCGCCTCCAAGACCATCTGTTCCATTATTTCCTAATCTTGCACCAGAGCCTCCGCCTCCTGAACCTCCTGATCCATAAACTCCTGGTTCAGCAGCACCACCGCCGCCACCAGCATAAGTTACAGAAGATCCTGTAATTGAATTAGCTGTTCCGTTTCCACCGTTTCCTGCTTGAGCAGTAGAAGGGTTCCAAGTAACTCCGCCACCAGAACCACCAGCACCACCGCCTCCTCCAGAGGCTGCTTTTGTTCCTGGAGAACTACCACTTGCAGTTACATTTCCACCAGGGTTTCCTTGAGATGGAGTAACTGAAGGTGTGTTTCCAGCTCCACCTGGATTTCCACCATTATAATATTTTCCTCCTCCACCGCCAGATCCGCCAGATCCTCCTGTTGATCCGCCGCTAGATGTTGTATTTTGTGCACCATGACCACCAGCTGCAGAAGTAATTGGTCCAAAAGTTGATGAACTATTATTACTTCCTACTGTAACAGGTGTTGATCCTGGAATTGTTAATGCAGATCCTCCTGGAAAAGAAGTTCTAAAACCACCTGCTCCTCCACCACCAGATCCCATTAAAGTAGGTCTTTCAGGTGCAGGGACATTGTCAACACCCTCACCTGGATAAGCATCTCCTCCACCACCTACTACTAGATAGTGAACTGCATTAGGTGTGTTGTTTTTACTAACTGTAAAAGTTCCTGAAGATGTAAATGTAGTTATCTTATCTCCACCATTGACAGTGGATAAGGTTGGTTCAACAACAGGTCCGATAATTCCGCCATTTGCCATAGCTAACTACCTCCTATGCGTCGTCTATTTCTTCGTAAGAAATTGTTATTGTTAGATCATTATCAGCACTTGCACCAGCTTCGATGTTATCTGACTCTTCTAAATAAAAACCAGAATTTTTATCTATTAAAGATAATGAAGCGTCTGCAGGGACAGAGATTGTACTTGCAATTGCAATAGGTGAACCACCTGATTTAGTTATAAATACAGAAACGTCAGCAGCGTTAGATCCATCTATGTTTGCTACCATGATTGAATTAATTTTTAATACTTTATCTGCAGGACATGCAAGTATTTCAGTTGTAAGAGTTGTATTTAAATTTGCTTGAACACTCTTACCATAAATTGATGTTACGTTTACTATATTTGGTGCTGCCATTTTTTTATTCTCCTATTATTCTTTTACCCGAAAACTATCGCCATTGCAATAGCTTTTCCTGTTCCAATCCCAGCGTCAGCAAAACTTAAAGCGCCTGATCCATTAGTTGTTATTGCTTGTCCACTTGTACCATCTGCTGTAGGTAAAGTAAATGCTAAATTAGAGCTCATTGCTCCTGCTTTTAAATCTAAATAATTTGATCCATCGTCTGTGTCTTCGGTAAATCTAATAGTACCTGCTCTAGTAGCGTTAGCTGCTAAATTTACAACACCAGATCCATTTGGATTTAAATCTATATTTGCATTTGAAGTAGTTACAATATCTTGACCATTCATATCAAGATCACCACCTAGTTGTGGAGTTGTATCATCGACAACTGCAGCTATACCTGTTCCAATTGCTAAAGTTGCAATGTCTGGATTAGTTCCATCGTTTGCTGTTGCAAAAACAATTTTGTCACCTTTATCTGTTGTTGCAAAAGTAAAAGTATCGCCTGAACCAGTTGCGTATTTAAACTGAACTGTAAAAGAACCTGTTGTTGAATTTCTTAAAATATAAAATGTTTGAATATCATTTGGAATTGTAACAATTTGATTTCCTGTAATTGTTCCAGTAAACTCAATCATTCTTTGTTGAGCTGTTCCTGTTAATGCACCATCA